CCGGATCTCACTGAGCTGCCAGTTTAGGAGGCCTCCTGCCTGGAGTATACCAGGCGGGAGGGAGGTCTACCCCGAGCTCTCAAAGAGCTTCTTCGTGGAACCTCAAGTCTTCCTCCTTCCGCCATGACTCACGTCACGGCGGAAGCCACCGCTCGTTCCCGACCGGGCACAAGGGCCTTCGAGATGTCACGTAGTGACGCCCGAGGATCTTGTGCCAAGGTGCTCTCGGTACCAGAACGCGGTTGCAAATCGCGCGTGGTAACGAGGCACCTTTCCGCCCGGGTCTCCTTCCTTCACGGTTGGCGCCAGTGTCTCGTCCGTTCCCTGTCTGGGGACCGACGGCTGGGCCGAGTGTTAGAAGGGGACCACAGGCGGGCAGTCGAGGAAATGTTTGGTGGCCGCGGTATGAGACCCGACGGGGTATTGTTGTCGGCGGACCTAACCGCTGCTACAGACGTCATACATGGCGACCTTTTGGCCGCCATAGCTGACGGTCTGTGCAACGCGTTTCCGGCGTCACCGAGTGCATAGCACTTTGTGGCGGCGGCAACGGGTCCGTACGACCTTGAATACCCCGACGGCTCCAAAGTGACCACGTAGCGGGGCGCCCTTATGGGGCTCCCAACTACCTGGGCACTTTTGTGCCTTACCCACCTTTTTTGGGTGGACGAGGCACGACATACCGTGGGAAGAAGCAGGAGCGGGTTCGCTCGGTCTCCTGTGAGGGAACGTGAGGTGATTTGCGGAGACGACCTTTCTGCGTGGTGGGGTTCCGATTTGGTGGATACCTATGAGAAGCTGGCCCGCGAATGCGGAGCAGTTTTCTCGCCGGGTAAACACCTTAAATCGGACCGCTGGGGAATCTTCACTGAAGATTGCTTCAGCGTGCGCCACCAGCGGAAGGTCGTCGAACTTCCGACGCAGGTAGTCAAAGAATGGGTAGGCCCCAGGCGGGGGATTCCTTATTCTTTGGTTGCCGGCGGTTGGACAGAGGGGCTCGACCTCTCGAGACGGTGGCTTAACCTTTCGGTTAAGCCGAACCGCCTGGAGGTCCGGGCCGACACTGTCCGGGTTCCGTACGTGAGCACGGAGCCCCGGAAGGCCGAAATCACCGTTACCACTGAATTTGGCGCTTGGTCGAGGTCTATCCCGTTAAGGTGGGCTGTAAAGCCTCCCTCACGGGACCCCGGAGAGTTAGGTCCCGGCGTTGCCGGGGCTTTACCTCCCTGGGTTACCCTTGGCCCTGCGGCACATTCAGTGGCCTCCATCGCCAACCGCTACGCACAAGTGTCGCGGGTTCTCCGGATTCTATGGCCTGGGCTTACCCAGTTCCTTAGAAGTCGGGGGATCCCACCGTTCTTGTGTCGTACGCTTGGCGGAGGAGGCGTCCCTCTCCGTCGCGGTCACGCTGTGCGCATATCCAGGATTGCATCCCGGGTATGGCGGAAGGCTTTGGGGTGGTCCCTTTATAGGTCCCACCCCCCAGCGTCTTTCGCATCTTTGTG